CTAGGGGTTCTTAATTAAATAAGAGTTACTTAATTCAATTATGTCTCTTATTTTAACGTCAATGTATTTTAGGAAAATAATAATCTCTTGCGACTCAAGATTTTTTTGGTTTGTAGTTATGCTCATTGGAGTAGCATGAAGTAGCTTGCTTGTGAATGAATAGATGAAGTCATATTCATCCTCCATATTGACTGATTTTGCCATCTCGAACCAATTCCATTTTTTAGGTATTAGGCTTTTTACCTGTGGTGAAATTGATGAATCGAATTCTAGCTGGCTTTGTTGTACTTCAGAAATGTTTTTTATGATTAAAGGCAGTTGATTTCTCTCAACTAAACTTGCCTGATAACCATATCCATTATGTTTGGCTTGTTCTGCGTGAATAGAAAAATATCTTGCTGCCTCGGAGTCAATTGTGTTTTGTACATTTGTGCTTAATGAGCTTGCAGCTTCGATCATCTTTTTTTCATTAGTTATAGATGAAAGTGCTATTATCTCTTTTTCTAATAGTTGATTTTCTTCTTCTTCAGTTTTTTTTAGGAAGATGATTTCTCTTTCCAACTGATTTTTAAATCTTTCCCAATACTGTAGGTTGCCTTTAATAAGCTGATGATAATAAACAAGACCGTAGCGAGAGTCTTGCATAAAAAGATTCAGCCAGATGCTAAGTTCTAATATATATCTGCTTGCCGAGACTAAACTGAGGGTCTCTATTACAGTAAAATTATTCTCAGTAATTAGCCTCAGCTTAATCAAGCTATCTACATAGACAGAGTTGCACCAATCATCACAGTTTGATTTATCAAAGCTCGTTAATTTTGATTATGTTCTAAAAGGAATTGCCGACCTCTCAAGGTTTTGACGATGCTCTCTTATATTATGAACTAATTTATCAATTTCTCTTACGTTCATGAATCATCCTTTCTGGCTTGTTGTTATCGAGGTTATACATAATTATCATAAAAAGATGTCGTTTAGATATATGTCATCATATTTACGGACGTTCAAGAGGATTAAGTAACATAGCTTCAGACAAATGGTCAGGTGCAAAGTGCGCATATCGCATAGTAACCTTAATATCCGTATGTCCCAATATCCGCTTATTACCCCCGTTAATCATGAAATGAGATGCGAAGGTGTGCCGCAAGATGTGCGTTAGCTGTCCAGCTAGTGTCTCGATACCGACACGTTGCATTACCTTTCTAAAAGCTGAGTAACAAGGTTTAAAGAGCAATTGAGCTTTCCTGTTTGATGACAGTTCAGTCTGTAACTTTTCAGTTATCGGCACCGCTTGGTTTTTCTTGCCTTTAGTTTTCACGTAGATGATCTGACCAGTGCGGATTTGGTTTCCCTTCAATCCTTCGGCCTCACTCCATCGTGCTCCGGTTGCTAGGCAGATCTTCACAATGGTAGCGAGGTCTTTAGAGCGGCTGTTCTCACATTCAGAGAGGAGGGCTCTAATTTCCTCAATGGTGAGATATGCCATCTCTGATTCACTGATTTTAAACTAGCGTACGTTCTCCAAAGGATTCGGTACTATCCAGTCATCAAGCCTTTTCAGTTCGTTAAACATGGCCCGGAAATAAGCCAGTTCAAGATTGACGGTGCGAGGGTAACGGACTTCACGCGATCTGATCGGGTGGTTTTCCACTAAACCGCTGCTCACGGTACGTTGTGAAAAGCTTTGTGTTAAATTCGGTCGCCAGCGGGTTGCCCATAGCCAGACAGGCAAATTCCTTAGCCCCTTTACGTTTCACTCCATGAGATAAAGTAACGCCGATCTCGTTGAACCAAGTTTCAACGAGATCGGTGACTCGACGTCTGTCTATCTTCTCACCCAGCCAGGGTTTATCTTGCACTTGTTCTTTTAGGTGCCGTTCAAATGCCAGCACTTCTCCCTTTGTGGCAAATTGGCGGCGTACCCGCCGCCCGTCACTGCCATTTGGGAAGACCTTAGTCTGCCATTTTCCATCACTTAATTTATTTACTGTCATGGCTTAGCCTTGTTCTGCTACGCGCATTAGGCTCTGCCAGTGTTCCTCGCTAAGGATTTTAAGGGGTGTGCCTTTGTTGTCTCGATAATCGATGGCCTGCTCAATTTTCCTGCCGAAACTCTGAAATTTCCAATCCTTCGAGCTGAGCGCTCCAATGATGAGATAGTCTAAATCTTGGGTTACTCGATCGGATATTGTACATCCGAGTTTTACTAAATCTGCTTCACATTGACGGCGTGAACCGCAAAGGAACTTACCTGTCAGGCACACTTTACTATCTTTCGGATAAAACTGGCCGATGATATCTACGGGGGATGTTGTTGAGTATCCATCCACAATACCCTCTGAAATATTGGAGCCGGTGAATGCAGTAATTTCCTCCAAAAGCGATGCTCTCTCATCCTCAGTAATAACGCCATCAGATAGGATTGACTGAACCAACGAGTATAAATGTTTACCAGGATAATTACTTTTGAGTGCGGCATTTGTGGACAGGAACCAGTTCAGATAACTGATCTCTTCATCACTCAGATGATAATCGGATGCCATCCCTTTACATAAACCTTCCAGCAGATGCTTATCTGAATCAGTCGAATAAAGGTCAATATTTGGCGTATCCATTAAACCGTGTTGTATTTCGGGTAACAATTCTTTTAATTCATCCAACTCGCTTTGTTCCACAATGCCGTCAGAAAGGATGTCAGATATTTTTTCTCTTATACAATTTACATAGTAGTTCTGTGAGAGAACCTCTGATTCCAGCAGCCACGTATCAAGAAAAATCATTTCCTTCTCGCTGATTTTTCCATCGCAGATCATTCCCTCAATAATATTAATGAGATTAGCAATTGCTTTGTCTCTATTTTGTGAGTAATTAAATGCGCTGAACTGACTCATATTTAATCTCCTTATTCTATAAACTCAGTTATACCAATTACTTTGCTAAAAATTTTAATATCGTCTGCTTGGCATTCAAATGATGATGGCCCGCTTTCGACCCTAAATCTTCCACCGGTTAAACGATATAACTCCCTGATGCTTACCAGGTTATCAATCTCAACCACCCATTTACCATCGTTGATTATATTAAATGCTCTTTCTATGACCAACACCGATTGGTCGTTTTTGATAAAAAATACATCGCTAACATGATCTGGAACCAATTTAGTGCTTATAAACATCTCAATTGGGTTTTTAAATTTCCCATTTTGAATGCTTGTTAGCTCAAATCGAGATTGTTGTGATGCGTCCAGTGAAGCGAACATAGACCCTTTGCCTGTCAGCAGCCACTCAAGTTTCTCACCTATTTCAAGATTATAGATAACAACCCAATCATTGGGCATGGTATCCCTTAAGTATCTGTTAGCTAATGTGCTTTTTGATACACCAAGATGATTGCAAAGAGAGATTTTTGTACTGAATCCATAAGCCTCCATTATGCGATCAATGGTCTCTTTGCCACTCTTGTTACTCTCGATGACAAAGCGTGACTCTTTGGTTGATTCACTAATGGAGATTTGTTGATTGCTGGTATTCTCTAAATGAGATACTGGTATCTTGGTTGTTGGTGTGTTGTCTAGCGCTCAAGAATAGCAAATAGTAAAGGTTTTGTTTCAAACCGTGAGATAGTGCACCATGAATCGCAATTTTTCAATTCGACCAAGCATCAATCTTGAGGTTTCTGAGCCTTACATCATACTGGATGAGTTCTGCCGCCGTACTGGTTATAAGCCAAGCTATGCTCGCGAAATGATCCGTGAAAACCGCCTGCCAATCAGAAAGAAAGCGGGGGCTTATATCCTTTTCGAAATCAACATTTTGCTCTGGCGATGGAAGCAGCACAAGGCTGCGAAATCGCAATGCAAGCTTGATAGTTCCATTCTGAGATAAGAAAAGGAATTACGACATGTTTGATTATCGCGTTTCCTAGCAACCGCATTTTGAAGAAGCCTACCTCGCCTTTGCCTTAGGTCACAACATGGCAAAGCTGGCAGAGCGTGCAGAAATGAACGTTCAGACACTTCGCATCAAACAGCGTCATCAGCTCACCGCACCGGAAACCTGGCTTGTCACTGATCTCACTCAGGAACTAACTCTGGTTGATAGCTTTCTGGCCTAGATTCATTATCTGCCGTGCGTCCCATTAAATGAAGTGGCAAGCATTTCTGCTTCCTTCCGGTTCATTTCAAGTCATGAGGGTCTGAAGGGGCTACTGGTCCTGCCTGAAATGAGCCAAGACCAGGTAAAACGAGTATCTACGTTTGTTGCGGCACCCATGAGCATGTGTCTGGATGCGGCCTGCAGAGATCTGTTCGCCACGGACGGTGTGAAACCCGAAGAAATCCGGCAGTCGTGGGAAAGGGGTGCCGCAGAGGCAATGTGGCTGGATGTGATCTCGCCAGCGTTTCAACAGCTACGCTGAAAGCCAATGCCTTATGATATCATTCCGGGATCGCTCGCGCGTATACTTTGCGCAGACTGGTGGTATCGCAAATTGTGGCAGATGCGCTGCTAGTGGCGAGAGAAACAGCTGCGCGCGGTTTGCCTGGTCAGCTATGAAACTGTGATCCATAAGCGGGAACAGCGCCGTGCTCAGAAGAATTCATGTCTTAAGACAGTCAATTCAGCAATCAAAACAGATCGCACCGGTAGCAAGGCGCTGAGGGCGGCATAGCGTTACAAAAAATTATCCACAGACAAAAATCACACTACACCGCACCCGCCTGCGGTTTTGGATCATAAGCATTTTTCAGTTTTATTTTTCTACAAACCAGACCGCCAGACCCTGCCAGCACTGGCGGCTTTGCGCTAAACTAAAACTGAAAAGATTGAAAAGAATTTCAGTATTTTTCAGTTTTGAGGATCAGTAGGTGATCGTGAAAATCTTATAACCATAAGAAAAATAATTTTTTTTGTTTTTATGCAGACGTGTTGGAAATTTTTTTTTAAGATCTGGCTTTGATTTTCTAAAAAACATATATTTTTCTTGAGGTTAAAGAATATAATGAGTTGACAGCCTGAAATGTATAACATCGCTGTCGGGACATTATGTACCAGTGTTGAGTTCTTGACTTTAATCAGTTGCGGATACCGACTGCAACTTTCAGTGGGTAAGAGGATATGAATATAATTGCTCAATATGGGAAAGAAATTTTTGCTCTTGTAGTTCCGTTGTTCACGCTGTTTCTTAACAAGTTTTTCAAAAATAACGCAAAAGTCAGCTATGGTAACTTACATGAGTTTAGTTATTTGATTAATGAACCTCTAGTGGATGGTAATGGTGAAGTAGTTCTTGCAAAACAGATCTGCAATACTAAGTCATATGTTTTCAGTAATGAAGGACGAGAGCCTGCAACAATGGTGGAGATTATTTTTAATTTCCCCCCGATGTATATAAATATCTGGCCATCAAGGCACTATGAAGTCAGAGAGGATGCAGATGGCAGACAGGTCTGGGTTTTTGATTATTTATCCCCAAAAGAGTCTATTCGTTGTGAAATTATGTCAATTAATAGTAATTTGCCGATGCTGCTTTCGGTGAGATGTAAGGAATCAATTGCTCAAGAAATAACGCTAGTTCCCCAAAAAATGTATCCCTCTCTTTTCATCCGTTTCATTAGCTTTTTGATTTTCCTTGGTTCGGTTAGCTTGATCTACTTCGTTGTCGTCTCATTGCAATGGCTGCTATTAAGAACAGGGTAG